CGGCGAGATCGAGTTTGCCTTCCAGTTCCGACAGCGGCGGGATCTTCTTCAGCCAGGAGAATGGCACGCAGCCTCGCTCGTCTCCAGCGGAAAGCTCTTGGATAATCTCGCTACAGATCGGGCAGCGGGAACTTCCCCATATGATCCCAACGCGAAACACCGCACCCAATCGAGCCGCCTTATGCTCGTGCGGCCAGCGAACGACCATCACGAGGTCGCCGACCTCAATGTTCACGCCACCTCCCTCAAGCTCGGAGAACCGTCGGTCGGCATCCCCTCGTTGACAGGGTCGGGCTTCACTTTGTAGCGGGTTTCGCGGCCGCAGCGGGGACAAGCGAACGTCACCATCATCGGCTCCGTGTCTGTGCGGACGTTATGGACTCGTTTCCCGCGCTTGTGCTTCCCAGTCCACCAGCACACGAGCGCTCCGAGGGGCTTCACGAGACCGCCCGAGCGCGAAGCGCAGTAGCGAGATAGGGGTCAATGCCGGGCTGCCCGAGCAGCCACGCCTTGTAATCCGGCGGCACGTCTGCGATGCGAACGCCTTTGTGCTTCCCGAAAGGCATGACCTCGGGAATTCGCGCCGCCTCCGATAGCGCGTACACGGCTTCCCAGGTCGTCGGGTCACCGAGCGCCTTCAGGATGTGCTTGAGCAGGCGAAAGCAGTTGTAGGCGTCGACGCTCGCACAGTGAGCACCACGCAACCACTCGCGCGCCCGCGAGCGCTCAAGCAGGTACAGCATCGCGCTTTGCGTATGGGAGTCTGCTTGCGGCCAGAGTTTCCTGCTGAACGCACAGGTGTCGATGCGCTTGACATCGGGCTTTCCGATCGCGGACCAGTCGTAGTCGATGTTGTGCCCGATCAAATACTCCACGCCATCGGGCAAGCGAAAAGTAGTGTGCGACTCGCAGTCGGTGACGTCCTCGTCTCGGATATGGTGCGTCGCCATCGCGCCGAGCGTGATCGGTTTTCCGGGTTTGAAACGACACGAGAACATCTGCTCGGCGCTCAAGTCGTTCGGGCCTTGAAGCCGCAACCAGGCAATCTCCACAGGATGAGGATCCTCGATACCGGTGGTTTCCGTGTCTAGGATGAGCGCGTTCACGATGCCACCCGGCCGGCCGCTCGAGCGCAGGTCGAACACCTGGGGAGGGAGCCTCTGCGCTCGGCGAACCCCGGGTTGAACTTCCTCCCGCAAGCCGCGCGCACGAGCACCGCGGTCGACTCGCTCACCTCGAACCAGTGCAAGCGATAGGCCGCGTGCATCCCGCTGATAGGTAGTTGCCAGGCGCGCGTCATATCAGAAACTCGTCGGCTTCGCGATGGCCCGCGTGAGAGCCATGAACGCCTGTTGCAACCCGGTGCGCGCGATCGCCACCCAGCGCTGGTCGACGCCGTCGATCGCGGAGACCGCCTCGACCAACTGCGAGATGTCGGTGGCCGCAGCCTTCACCATGTTCATCGCCTCGATTTCCTGAGCCGAAAGATCCCGGTATCCCGTGATGTGCCGGTGCTGGTTATCCACGCCGCGGCTCCTCGTTCGTAGTGGTAACCGTAGACAAGTGCGTCGAGGAGAGTTTGCGGTACACCTCGCGCACCGCGTTCGCCTCGGTATCCTGCCCGAGCTTGTAGAGCTTGGCCGAGTGCTCGAGCACCTGGTGGCGCATGTCGGAGGCGCCCGACACTCTGCCCGACTGGAACCCGGCTTCGCGGGCGGCTTGTTCGCGCCTCGCAATTTCGTGATTCAGTGCCGCTTGCGCTTTCGCCCTACGCGCCGCGCGTCGCCGACGTGCTTCCTCGTCCTTGGTCATCGTCTGCCCCTCGTGTTGTTGGAAACCCGGGGCCTTAGCCGAATCGGTCCCGGTGTTGCCCGCTCCGTCGAGCGGCCTTGCTCGCACGGGGAGTGCTGGATGGCTTCAACGGCCTCCCCTCTCTCAGGTATCTATGACACCCCTCTATTATGCACGCCTTGGATTATCCGTCAAGGGGAATCGTCATCCGGCGGTGTTCAAGGCCGGCACACGGGGAGCGTGTAGATGTGATCACCGTCGGACCTCGAGACGACGCAGCCCCGGAGCTCGGGATCGGCATCGCGGCACTCGATGACCAAGTCGGCGCGATCTACGGCATGCCAGGTGATCGGATGCACCACGCGCAGGTTGTCCGCGGAGGCGCACCCCGCGAGCAGTCCCAGGAAGTATATATACGACCTGGGATGATTCACGAGCGCGGGATCCGAAGGAGCACGCCCGAGGCCGAACGCCGCAGGCGCGCGGCGCGCCTCTCCCACAAGGCCGGGAGCTTCCAGCCCGGCGCCCCTTCGCGAGCTCGGGCCTTCGCGATCAACCGGCGCTTGTGTTCGCGGTCGTAGTTGAGGTTCTTCACAGCAGGAACGGCGGTATCGGCCCAAACGGGTTGTACAGGGTGTTGTGCTTCTCCGCTTGGGTGATGTGGTTGGTGACTGCGAACGCGCGCTCGAGCGCTTTCACAAGGCAGCGCGTTTGTTCGTGGTCCTCCAAGCGAAAGACAACGTCCCCGCACCAAGGACACCGCTTGGGCGCGATCACGCTACACCACCGCAAGCGGCAGCGAGAGCGTCTGCCCGAAGCGAAGCGGCGTGACGATCAACTTCGCCGTGCTCACCTCGTAGTTCCCGCCGCCCGGCCCCTCGTGGCACAGGTGCCCGTGGCCATGCACGAGCACCATCGGCTGCTCGGGCGCTGCTGCATTCAAGCGCTTCAACTCCGCGCACGCGGTCACGATGTACTCGTGCACCGTTTTCGGCAGGGACTCTTTCTGGATTGACTCGGCGACATCGTCGGGACTGCGGTAGAGCTTGCTGATCGACCAGGACATAGTGACCTCCAGTACAAGCGCGACTTCAAGCCCGTGTTCCCCGCGGGTCGCGCGCTGCGGGTGGGCGATGGATAGAGTCTACGCGAAAACAGCGTTTTTTTCCTGGTCTACTCAGGCCGGCTCTAGCGGTATATCAACCTTCATGATCTTCGCGCACTTCTCCGCGTTGCACCCTTGGCAAGCGAGTTGGAAGTTCTCGCGATCGTTCGTGCCGCCGCGGGCGAGTGGGATGATGTGGTCCATCTCGAAGCCTTCGAGCATGAGCTCGCCACACAGCGCGCACCGGAACCCTTGCTGAAGTAGCAGGCGCAACTGAAACCTGGTCGAGCGTATCCGGGCGCGCGCCACTCGTTGCTCCTTCGGAAGATGGCCGTTCGCGACGCGGAGTTTCGCGTAGCGCTTTCGTTCGTAGGCGCGTCGGCGCTCGCGGTATTCGGGCGTTTTTCTCCTTCTGCGCTCGTACTCTTTGTGTTTTTCAGGGTTCCGGGCGTGAAAGGCTTTCTGTGAAGCTCGGACGCGCTCAGGGTTGGCGGCCCGCCATTCCTTGTTGTACTCCCGCCGGCAGTCGCGGCACCAGCCGTCTGATTCATGGAAGTCGGATTCGTGTTTGTCTCGGTCGCATCTCGGACAGTGTTTTTCTTCCACTCCGGAATATTACCACGTGGCAAAAGACCGGGTTCTATTTTTGTGGGGATAGAGTGATGCCACCACTCCACCAGCGTGCCAATCCCGATCACCGAAACCCAGTGCCAGTCCCGAGCATCGTGCCCGAACCCCGACCGATTGATCGGTGGAACGATGAGGCAGCGTGCTTCGAATTCTCACTCGAGGAACGCAAACGAAACCCGATGCACGCTGTCCCTTGTGGCACCGTACACCGTTACTCGCGTGGTACAGCTCAGGCAAGAGCGCGGACAGAATCCGCGACTCCGTGCACCGATTCCCATAGGAGAAATCCACTGCGCTTGGTAGAAGGAGGGTGAGCAATCACTCACCTCTGCCTCTACCATCCCGACGCATGACCAATCCCCTCCCCTCCCCCTCCCCTTACGCGCTCGAGGCAGCGCCCCGTACATCAGACCCAGCGCCGGTTCCTGTTCGGCAGTCCGCCCGGCTTGCGTACGCGAACGCTGAGACTACGCGACGATCAGGGGCGCACCTCGAGGCCGGCGCGCTGCCGGCGGAAGTGAGGCCTTGTTGGTGCAAAAACCAAGGGCACCTCTCATCAGGTGGATGCGGCCCGGCCGAGGATGAGCTCGACCAGGCGCGCGGGCGAAACACAGCTCCCGAGGAGGAGCAGCGGGGCGAATCCTACCACGACACCGAGGCGCCCTGTCAAGTCCTCAACAACCCCTCGAGCTGACGCGCATGTTCCACGTGGAACTGACGCAGCGCGTCACTTACTGCCGCAAATTGCGGCCCGTCGGGATTTCGTACATTGATTCGCATAGGGAATAATCAGGCACGGCCCGTGCTTGTATGCTCTCTGGATTTGCGTCCAAACCAAACGACCACGAAAGGGAACCCATGCCACACCGCACGACAGAGATGGACCGAATAGACGCCGCGGCGAAAGCCCAGCGCGAACACGAGCACGCGATCCGCACTTCGCCGACCTCGGAACTGCACGCCGCTCTCATCGACGCAGGCGCCCGCTGCCTGGCAATCGTCGACGGGCCGAACACCACCGGGCCGACCGCGAGCGAGCTCGAGTTCTGGGCCGTCGGCTCGAACGAGCGCTCGCACCTCGTCATCGTGCAGCGCTGGACACGCGCCGGAAATACGTTCAGCTACTACCTCGAAGGCCAACGCATGCTGACCGAGGAGGCAATCCGCGACATTCTCAAAGGGACACAGCCATGACCGCCACACTCAACGCCGGCTCTCGCGCCGCGGCAGACATCGCCGCGCTGCTACGGGCCAGGAACCCGCTCATCTGGATCACCACGCGAGAGGAGGCCCGCGCCGAGCGCCTTCTGCTCGAGGCCGCCCAGGCTGCTCAGTACGAGCCGCGCTTTTGGGACTGCGCCTCGGGCATCGCCGACTTCGCCGGCACGCCCCAGGATGCCGGCACGGGCGCCACGGACCCCGCCCAGGTGCTCGCCACGATCCGCGACTCAAAGCGCCGGCAAGTGTGGATCCTGCGCGACATGCCGGCTTGGCTTCGCGATCCGACCGTGTGCCGAGGCCTGCGCTCCCTCGCGCGCCAGCTCACCCTAGCGCCCCGAGAGGAGGCGCGCGCCGTCATCGTGCTCACGCCCTCAAGCGAGATTCCGCCCGAGCTCTCCGGGCACGCGGTAGCGGTTGAGTTCCCGCTCCCGGACCGCGCCGAGGTGGCCGCGATCTTGGACGCCGCCATCGCTGCGCTCCCCGACGACATCCGCGCCCAGGCAGCCCCGAACGGCATGCGCGACGCTGCCATCGACGCCGCCGTCGGGCTCACGGCCGAGGAAGCCCAGGCGTGCTACGCCAAGAGCCTGGTTAGCTCGCGCAAGATCGACCCGGCCGCCGTGGCCGCCGAGAAAAAGCGCGTCATCGCACGGGAGAAGGTGCTCGAGTGGGTTGATCCCATCGCGGGAGGCCTGGACGCCGTCGGAGGCCTGGAAGCCCTGAAGGCCTGGCTTGTCTCCCGCCGCGCCGCGTACGGCCCGAAGGCGCGCGCCTACGGCCTGCCGGCACCCAAGGGCGCCTTGCTCGTGGGTGTGCCCGGCTGCGGGAAATCCCTCACCGCGAAGGCGATCGCGGCCGCCTGGTCGATGCCGCTCCTGCGCCTGGACATGGGCGCGCTGCGCTCGAAATACGTCGGGGAATCCGAGCAGAACATCAGGAAGGCCCTGCGCGTGGCGGAAACCGTCGCGCCGTGCGTGCTCTGGCTGGACGAAATCGAGAAGGCCCTCGCGGGCGCAACCCAGGGCGCGGCCGACGGCGGCACCTCAGCGGACGCCCTCGGGGCCGTGCTCTCCTGGATGCAGGACCGCGCGGGTTCCGTGTTTGTCGTCGCGACCGCGAACGACGTGAGCGCCCTCCCGCCCGAACTGCTACGCAAGGGCCGATTCGATGAGCTGTTTTTCGTCGACCTGCCCTCGCCGGCCGAGCGCTCCGCGATCCTGGGCACCGCCCTCAAACAGCACGGGCGAGCGCTCGAGGGGATCAACCTCGCGGAGTGCGCCGACGCAACGGCCGACTTCACAGGCGCCGAGCTGGCCGCGCTTGTTCCTGACGCGCTTTTTGCAGCCTTCGCGGACGGGGAGCGGGCGATCACGACGGCCGACCTGAAAACCGCGGCCGCTCTCACGGTTCCCCTGGCGCGTACGGCTTCGGAGAAGGTCGAAGCCTTGCGCCGCTGGGCGAAAGGGCGGGCGCGCCCCGCCAGCATCACCGCTACCACGCGCAGCGCCACCGCGCGTACCATCGACGTTTGACACCACAACGAAAGGGAAACCATGCAAACCTCAGTTCTGAAACCCGGCTTTCTGGTCAGCCTCAAGACGAGCATTCGCGGCGGCGTGCAGTACCAGCGCGTCGACCTCGAATCCGACCACACCACCGAAGAAGGCGCGCGCCTCGCGCGCTGGGAGACCACGCGCGAGATTCCTGACCCCGAGGAGTTCGAGCGCGCGACCGTCGCCCGCGGAAAGGCCCGCTCGGCCGTCTCGGGCGTGTGCTGCGCTTCCTCGTTCGGGCTGCTCTGCCCGCTCACGAAAGAGGCCGAGCTGCAGGAGGCGATCACCGCCGCACGCCTGATCGCTCGCGAGCACAACGCCACCTCGCAGCGCTCCCAGGTTGACGTTTTCGTGCTCGTGGGCCGTGTCGCCCAGGATGACGCGGAAGCCGCGCGCGCGATCGGCGCGGAGATTCGCGAGCTGCTGGATGCCATGCGCGCTGGCATCGCGGCGGCCGACCCGGAGGCGATCCGCGAGGCGGCATCCAAGGCGCGGCAACTTGGCGCCATGCTCTCCCCGGACGTCGCCGGCAAGGTGTCGGAGGCGATCGCGGAGGCGCGCAAGGCCGCGCGTGACATCACCTCGCGCGTCGCAAAGGCAGGCGAGCAGGCGGCGGCCGTCGTCGCGCAGTGCAGCGTCTCCCGCATCGACTCCGCGCGCTTCGCGTTCCTGGACCTCGAGGAGCAGCAAGGGGCGGAGGTGACGCCAGCGCCCGCGCGCGGCATCGACCTGGCGCCCCCTGCGGAATCGGTGCGAGCTGCGCCGGTTTCCGCTCAACCCGCGCTGGAGTTCTGAGCCATGCCCTGCACAACTGCTCAGAACCTCACCGCCCAGCAGCGCGACCGCATGAAAGACGCAATCGCGCGGCTAGGGAGCGCGCTCGCAAGCGGACAGGCTTCCGTCGTCATCGGGCCGGCCGGATCCATCGCCTTCAAGGGATGGACCGACTCGCGCGGGGTGTCGGACCTGTGCGCGTACCGAGCGCTCGCCGCGAGCGGGAGCCCCAGCCTGCGCCGTGCGATCGCGCGCGCCGAAGCGACGAGCGGGCGCAAGCTCAACCCGCAAGCGCTCACGGCGGGCGTGCACTCGCACGACGCGGGCGCAACCTGGGGGACGCACTGATGCCGCAGCCCACCTCACGCGAGGCCCGGGCGCTTGCCGAACTGCTCGACGTGCTCGAGGCGGACTTTGCACTCACCCCGCCCCCGAGCGCGCCCGAGCGGGCGAGCGCACCTCGTAAGCCTAACCGTCCGGGCGAGCAGCAGTGCGCGCTCGACCTGGACTAGACCATGCGCGCCTGGCTCCGCGATCGTCTCTCCGAGCTCGTGGAGCTGTTGCGCCTGTGGATTGAACGACTCAACAAACCGAAAGGAAAACCATGACACCGCAAAACCTCGAAACCATCCGCACCACCACGTTGCGCGCCGCGCGCCGAATCCGCGCGCACGGACTCGAAGTGCCGGCCGCGCTCCTCTTGTTCTCGGGCAAACCAGACGGGACGCTGTCCGAGCCCGAACTGGTTACGATGATGCACCTGAGCAAGGACGCTCAAGCCGCGATGCACCAGGGCGCCGCTACGCTGCCGAACATCGCCGCCGCGGTCCTCGTGATCGAGGCGTGGATCTGCACGCTCGCGCCTGGTGAGGAAATCCCCGAGAGCGTAAAGGCGCGACCGGACCGCGAGGAGGTGCTCATCGTCAACGTGCTCACAGCGCAACGCCAGTACCTCATGACCGCAAAAATCCACGGCGAGAGCATCGAGGAGTCGCCCCTCGTCGAAGTCAATGCGGGAGGAAACGAGACCATGGTCGGCAGGTACATTCGAGAAAACCCACCCGCGCCGAGGCTCCAATGACCACGCCCAAGACGACTACGCCAGACCCCGGCCTCGACTACTGCGCGGAGTGCGGGGACGTGCTCGGCACCGATGAGCTTGTGTGCCAGAGTTGCGGCGCCCCGACTCCGGGCTTTTGCGCCGAAGGCTACGACCCGGAGGACTTCGACGACGAGGACCAACGGCTCGACGATCCGCGCCACGGGCAAGCCGCCAGCTTGAACCGCGACAACCGAGGGAGGGAATAGCCATGCCGCAATTCGATCTTGAAGACACGCTCGCCAAAGTGACCGAGGCCTACCTGGTGCACGAGGGAATCGCCTTCAAACGGCGCTTCACGGACGCCGAGCTCGCCGACGCCACCGCGCGCGTAGGGGAAGCGCTCGAAGCGCAGAAGCCGCTCGAACTGTCCGACCTGTCGCCGCACTGCAAGGTGCGCGACGCCTAGACCCGCCCGACCTACCCGTGCGTATTCCTCCCTTTCCGCACGGCGGGCGGTTTTCGCCCCGCGCGCCCGGACCCTGTGCCGGCCGCGGGGCTTTTTCTTCCGAGGAGAGCCATGGGAGAAGTGCTACAACTTTCGCAAGGCGACCGTCCGGGCGATCAGATCCGGGAAGTGTTCGACTATTGGCGCGAGGTGATGGGTCACGAGCGCTCGCGCCTGGACGCGGGCCGCAGCCGAACCGTCCGGGCGATGCTAGAGGCCGGCTACTCGGTGGACGATCTGAAGCTCGCGATCGACGGGTGCGCGGGCTCCGAGTGGCACCGCGGCAAGAACGACCGCGCGACCGTGTACGACGGGCTAGGCCTCATCTGCCGGGACGCCGAGCACGTCGACCGCTTCATGCAGTTAGGGGAAGCGCTGCACCGCAGGGTCCGGGCGCGCCTTGAAGAACGCGCCAAGGCCGCCGAGCCGCGCTCCCCGAAGCGCCCGATGCCCGAGGACGTAAGGGCGAAGGTCCGGGCCTACTTGACGCAGAAAACGCGGACGCAAACCGACAAATGACGAACGTGAGTGGTTACTTACCCTTGCGATTCGCTTGGTACGCTCGCCGTTTGGTCCCAAGGTTGCCAGTCCGGGAAGCGCTCGGGGTAGAGCAGAAAGAGTTCGTTGAAGTGCTGGCGGGCCGGGTCCAGGACGTCGACGACGCGGTAGGCGAGCGCCGGGTCCGAGGTCTTACCGTTCACGAGCCTGGAAACGCTCGCCTGGCCGCAGCCTACGAGCTTGGCGAGGGCTTGCTGCGTGAGACCGCGAGCGGCGAGCAACCGCGCGAGCGGGGTCTGACCGTTGATTGTCGGCATTTCGTCATGATGCACGAAGTGAATTGACTTCGCAACTCAATAGCGTGACAATTATCCACTAACAGGAAGGAACGACATGGCTGAATTGAACCACAACGACCCGCTCGTACCGAGCGACGCTTCAGCACTTGAGGCGTACACGCTCATGCTCACGCCTACCCGCGGGGTGAAAGACGTGCTGCTCGCGGTCTACCGACTCGGGCGAGCGCAGGGCCGCATCGACGGGCTCGACCGCGCGCAAGCGATACGAGAGGAGGCGAACCGTGCCTGAATTCGATTCCACCCAGCGCCGCGGCGCGCTCTACTCGACCGAGGCCGCGCCCGCGCTTGGGCTGTCCAAGTATTCCACGCCCGCGAAGGTGTGGGCCACCAAGCGCGGCCTGATGGAGCCGGAGGACATCTCCGACAAGTTCGAGGTGCGCGCCGGCCTGCACTTCCAAGACGCGATCATCATGATGCACGAGCAGGACACGGGCGAGAACATCACGCGCCTGCCTGCGCTCGAGCTGAAGCACCGCATCGAAGGCCTCACCATGGGTTCGCACTTCGACGGCATCAACTACAAGACCGAGCGCTTGCACGAGGTCAAGTTCTTCTCGCCCGGGCGCCTGCGCGAGTTCGGGGAACCGGGATCCGGGGACGTGCCCTGGGACGTGCTCGTGCAGTGCCTTCACGAAATGGTGGTATACGGCGCCCAGCGCCAGCAGATCGCGGGCGTGGAAATCAACGTGTTGTTCGGGAACGAGGCGCGGCACCTGTACGTCGTGCCCTGGGACCAGGCGGCGATCGACAAGCTGATCGCGCAGGAGCGCGAGTTCTGGCAACTGGTGCAGTCCGGTATCCCGCCCGTCGCGCGCTCGCCCGAAGATGCGCGTAGGATTTGGGCGAGGACGGACGGGAGCACCAAGGTCGCGACGCCCGAGGTGGTACTGGGTCACAGCCAGTTGCGCGCGATTCGCGAGAACATCAAGGCAGCGGAGAGCGCCGCCGACGCGATCAGCGCTTCGATCCAAAGCTACATGGCCGAGGCTTCGATCCTCGTCGCACCCGACGGCAAGCGGCTTGCAACGTGGAATGCCGCGAAGCCCGCGCAGCGCATCGACCTCGACAAGCTGCGCGAGAAGTACCCGCAGATTGCGGAGGAGTGCGCGAAGGTGGGAGAGGCGACGAGAAGGTTTTTGCTGAAATGAGAACGCCCCAATACATACGCCATTTCCCGGAGGTAACCGTGTACGACGATACGTTTCGACCAGTCATCCGCCGCCGAGCGCTTGCAACCAAGGTGCTCGTAGTGGCTACGACGCGGGTCGAAGGAACCTGGAAGGCGTATTGCGACGCCGTCCCAGGATACGACCACCAGCAAGAGGTGGACGCCGTGTTGCGGCATGGCGATCAGATCGCAGAGCCGTTCGCGCGTGTTCTGTTCCCCGAATTCGATTCGCTGCCCTACGCAGCTTAGGGGAAAGCCGTGAACCGCGTGGAATACGAAAGGCGCTGGTACGAAGAACAGCATCGGCTGTTCATGGAAGCAATCCAGCCAACCATCGAAATCAAGATGCGGGTCTACTCAATCACCTTACCGCGCATGCTGATTTATCCCGACGGACGCACCGAAGTCGAATACGATTTCACGCCCGAGCAGCGGAAAATTCTCGACCAGTGCGACGAGTACATCGAGCACATCAAACAGCAAGCGTACAAAGACTGTCCTTTCCCGCGACATCTACTGGAGACCATCAGTGGCTAATCTAACCGACTTCAAGGACGCAAAGCAGGACGACAAACCGAAGGGCTTCCCGGCGCTGCTGGACGCCTACAAGGGCGAGGTGGCGCGCGCGCTACCCGAGCACCTTCGCTCGAACATCGAGCGCTACACGCGCCTCGCGCTGACGTGCTTTCGCCTGAACCCCAAGCTCGCGGAGTGCGACCCGCGCAGCGTATTCGCCGCCGTGATCCTTTCCAGCCAACTCGGCCTGGAGCTCGGCGTCATGGGCCACGCCTACCTAGTGCCCTACAAGGGCGAGGCGACGTTCGTGCCCGGCTGGCGGGGCTACGTGGACCTCGTCCACCGCGCCGGCCGCGCCGTGTGTTGGACCGGAGCCGTGTTCGAGGGCGACGACTTCGAGTACGCGATGGGGGATGCGCCCTACGTGAAGCACAAGCCGCACGGTGAGGACGACGTCGCGAAGTTGACGCACACCTACGCCGTCGGGCGCGTGAAGGGCCTAGAGTGGCCGATCATCGAAGTGTTCCCGCGGGTGAAGATCGAGCGCCACCTGAAGCGCTACAACCGCGTCGGCGAGAAGCACTACGCGCACGCGAATTTCGAGATGTACGCGCGCAAGATCGCGCTCCTGCAAGTCGTGAAGTACCTCCCCGCGTCGGTTGAAATTGGGCAACTGGTCGCGCTCGAGGGCGCCGCCGACAGCTCGAGGAGCGTCGAACTGCGCGAGGCGATCGAGGGAACCGTGCTCACGCCCTACGAGGAGCCGCAGGAAAAGCTCGTCGCGCCGTCGACGGAAACCATGCCGATGACGGCCGACGAAATCGAGGAAGTGATGGCGCTCGCCTACGACGCCGCGCGCTCCAAGGACTTCAAGCTCGCGCGCGAGTACGCAGCGAAGCTGCCAGAGGCGAAGCGCAAGCTCGTGCTGGATCTGTGTCCGCCGGAGAAATCATGAGCGGTCTAGCGTGTCTGAAGTGCAAGGTGTTCCTCACGCCGAAAAAGTCCGGTACGTACGTAGAGGAGGGAATGCCGCTCACTCGCGAGCTTGATGGTCCTTGGGGGCCGTACAAGCTCTGGTCCTGCGATCTGGCCGAATGTCCGAAGTGCGGAGTGGAAATCATCACCGGCTTTGGATACAAGCCGCTTGCCGAGCATTTCCATCCCGATTATGCGGACAAGGCAAAGCGGTATCAGCCCATCTGCCGTATCGACGCTTGCTCGGGGTACAAGCCGTGACCTGGGAACGCAAGCTCGCTCTGTGTTTCTTCGCGGTGGCGCTGCTACTCGCCGTTTCTACCTGCTTCGCCGCCTTCTCCCGCTCCGAACGTCGCGTGGCCTATCTCGCGGTCATGTGCCCTTCGAATTGGGTAGCTACCATCTCACAGCGCCATGACGAGGGCACGATCTGGCGACGCGGCACTTGGGTCAATGGCTGCACGAACAGCTACCGCATCGAGTGGAAACCATGACCGAACGCGAGCTAGAGCCATGACCCGAGCGGGGACGCCGAGACAAATGGTGCTGAAACAGTACCCGAAAGCATTCTGCGAAGAAAACGGCGAATACGTTCAAGTTGTAACGCCGCTTCCTTATGGGCGCGTGAAGGTCTTAGGAGTTGTTCTCGGCTGGCACCGTGGGCATTACTTTAGAGCTTGGGCTGTTGCTGCTGACACCCTCGCCCGCCAACGAAAGGGACGGAAATGAGAGTTGGCTACGCCGATCCTCCTTACCCTGGCTGTGCCCACCTTTACCGGGAGCACGAGGATTTCGCTGGGGAAGTGGATCATCGCGCGCTTCTTCTTGAGCTCGAAGCGAAATATGACGGCTGGTTGCTGCACACATCCTCCGTTGCCCTTCGGGAGATTGCCCCTCTTGTTCCTGAAGGAGCTCGCTTCATGGCATGGGTCAAGCCGTTCGCCGCGTTCAAGCGGAATGTGTCAGTGGCCTATGCTTGGGAGCCGGTCATTGTGAAGGCGTGCAGAAAACCCATAGTAACCCAGCGAGAAGTAATGCGGGATTGGATCGCGGAAGGCATCACCTTGAAACGTGGCCTAACTGGGGTGAAGCCTGAGCGCGTATGCCGCTGGGCGTTTGAAATGCTGGGCATGGAACCAACCGATGAACTGATCGACCTATTTCCAGGGACAGGAGCGGTCAGCCGAGCGTGGGAGACATGGAAAACCGACTGCGCTTGTAGAGCAGCAACCTGATTCCGGAGACTCAGGATCGTCGCGGCGTCAGTCGAGTTTTGCTGTTGTGCTGTCGCTAGAAGCCCTTGGGTCTGTTGGAGAGTCGTCCACAGGTCGTTGATCGTCTGGTTAGCCGCTGTGACTCTATCGGCGAAGGTTTGAGCTTCAGAAACACCGGGACACCAGAAGATACTCAACCCCACAAGTACAAGTGTAGAAAGACCGCCTCTTATATGAGCGGACCAACGTTCCGCCGCAGGGACACTTGAACCCATAGTAGGCGATTCTGTGCAGAATGATTTCATTGACTCGTACCTCCTTGTACTTAAAGGGACGGTTCTTCGAGCCCTTGGGTCGTCCAAGTCGTTTCTCGGGAGCATTCACCTACAAAAACGAGCGAATTTTTCATTGTGCGCTACGATTTCCTCTTTGGTCAGTCGGGTCAGAACATCGTCCTTCGACACCGTGATGACCTTGGACCACGAGCACTCAGTCTTTGCGTTGAACGTCCCGCAGCCGCTTGTCAAGCTCAGAATCAGGCATAGCGCGTACTTGGCTGTCGATTTCATTGGCTTCCTTCGACTGCTTGAAAGACTGTTCGAGTTCCTTGTCCTGTTCCTCTTTGCGACCGGCGCGCTTCGCAAGCCCTAGGGCCGCGAGGACGGCAACCAGGATCCCGACCGCGGCGGCTAGGTAACCGCCGATCCTACTGAGCAGGAGGCTGAACATTTTGACCCTGCTTGATGATCCGACCAAGGAACGTGAGGATCAGGAGCGTCCCGACGATCACATGCGCCCACTTGTCCGGGATGTAGGCCTTCACCGTCTCGAACTGTTCGTAGGCCACGATGAAAGTTCCGTTCATGGCAAGCAGCCACGTCGAGAGCCACTTCCACCACTTTTTCCAGTCGTCAACGAGGTGGATCATTTCGACTCTCCTTCTCTAGCTTGTGCCGAAGGGATTCCGGCATCACGAGGTTCAACTGCTTGCGCTCGCGCTCAGACAAGGTCAGCACGAACGCGACCGCCTGCAACGATTCAACGACTGCCGTGTTCTGCTGCGTCGTCTTGAAGTCGTGCCAGATCAGCACGGCGATCAGAGCGAAGCAAATGATGGTGAGAATGACCGAACGCCCGTGCGCCCGAATCTCGCCACCGAAGGGAAATTTGATTGTCACGTCGTCGCTCCTTCTGGAGAGCTCGTCTCCGTTGGAATCGACCGGGTGAATAACACGTTTTTCTTGCATTCTTTGCCTTTCCAGCAATGCCCCTTTTGGACCAGAGCCGAACTGCCAATTCACGAAGCAGCCCCGATTTCGATGTCGAGGTCCGCTCCACCTGTAGCAGCCATAAACTGATTCAGCGCGTCGATCGAACGCAGTACCGCCTTCTGCTTGACCCCGTCTCCGCGGTTGAGCTCGCCGATACCAAGCCCAGGCGCGACGCACCCATGAAGTTGCGACTTCCAGCCGAGTGTGACGTCGCCGGCAAAGTTCGCGTTGTGGATTTCGATTGCGTGCCGGCCGTTCGCGTCCCGAAGGTGGTACAGGTAGCGCCCGAAGTGGTCCGACCACGCGAGCGCGGCGGTGTAGTTCCCGAGCGACACGCACGAGAGACCGTTCTGATTGTTGCGCCAAGGAAGCTCGAGGCAGTCCCACTCTTGACCGCCTTCGAGAATCATCCTCCCGAACGTGCCCTCGTCGGTTGAAGGGCCGCGTCCGATTCGGAGCTTCACGGCGTTTTGCTAAGAAGCGCCCAAATATCCACGGTGCCCTGGGTCGAGGCGTTCAGGTTTCCGACCGTGGAGGTGGCCGTGGCGAGAATTTGCGTAGTCGCTCCCTGATTCTCCCCGCCGACGAGGTGCGAGAGCTGGAACGCGGTGCCACTCACCGCTTGAAACACGTCGAACGCTGCGGCGTACTTCGCGAGTGTTCCAGAAATACCCACCGAGATTGTGTAGGAAGCGATAGCACCCCCAGCAAAGGCTGTTGAGTGCTTGATCTTCACTTCGTGAATGTCGGCACCCGCTGGCAGTACGAACAGGTTGATGCTGTTCGTGAGCGCCGCGGCTTGGAACGCGACGTGCGAAATCGCGACTCCGACCTTCACCCATCTCGGGCACGCGCCGATCGACGTCGGGTCAATCCCAATCGGTTGCGCCTCGATCGTCTCGAGCGAGGTGGACTGTCCGCCCTTCAAGCTCATACGCCGTCGCCTGGGGTGATATAGACCGCGCCGGTCGCTGCTCCGATCGCCGCCGAGAAGAACGACGCTGGCGGGAAGGTGAACACTTCGGTCTGACCAGCACCGACGATCACGCTCTGCGACGCGGCGCCAGGTATCGCAGCATTCGTCGTGGCAGCGGAAGCCGTGGCGCCGTAACCGATCGCTACGTCAGCGGTCGCGGAATTCTTGATCCTGAATTGCTGCGCGTTCAGCGTATTCGTGCCGAAGGTTGGAGCCTGGACCCCCGTAGGAGGCGAAACGGCCGCGGTGATCAGAACCGTGTTGCCCTGCGGGGCGAAAGCGTTCAGGCTCATTTGAACAGCCCCTCTTTCGGGTTCGTCGGATGCTGCTTCCCGCGGCGCGTGGGCGTTTCAACCCCGAGCGTGCCGTGTCCGTAGGGTGAAGCCGGTAGGTCGTGCGGCCGATTCAGGCGCATGAGCGGGTTCGCCGGGGTCTGGCCGGGCTTCCACGGCTCGCGCGAGTAGCGGCTCTGGCGCTCAAGGGGCGGCGCCGGCAACGGCTCCATCAAGATCGCCGTCGGGGCGAGCACTTCCTCCTTGCCGGGCTTGCGCTTCTTCTTCATCGCCTGCATGGTGTACCTCCTTGCCCCGGGGCTATCCTATGCCCCTGTCGGAAAAATGGCAATTTACTCGTTATCCGGTGTCTGCACTTTGCGGTTGCGCGCTTCGAAGGCGAGCGCCGGGAGCAGCCCGCACAGCCCGACCACCGCGACCACGGAAACCGCCTCCCAGGATGGCGAGCGGATCACGTAGGCGGCGAGCGCCACGGTCCCGAACCCCATCACGAGCGACATCAACCGCGACGCGGCGAGCGCGAACCCGACGCGACCGACCGCCATCAATACACGAACGTCATTCATCTCCATCGTCGTCTCCTTTTGCCCCGCCGTTGTTGAAAAAGCTACCCTCTGGCGTGTCAAGTTTCGCCCGGATAGCCTCGAACTTGCCTACTCGGTCCAGCACCTTCATGTGATCGGTAAGCGAATACTTCGGCTTGTGGTCCTTGTTCTTCTTGGCCGATTTTGCGTCCTTCTCCATATCGTCCATGATCGCCGAGAGCAGCTTTTCCGCCTGCTTCCCGAGAGAGGAGAGATTTTCTTTCTTCACGGACGAGCACTCCGTTGAATCGTGCGCCGCACGCGCTCGCGCTCCTTTTCCTCCTCGGACACACCCGACACGGGGAAGCCAAGGAACCCGCCCGCACCGAGCGCTCCGTGCTCCATGACTGAGCGCCCGGTGATCGGTAGCACCTTGCCCGCGACGTGGCCGATGCGCTTCGCCACACGGGTGCCGGGCTTGTCACCCTTTTCCGTGATCGGCGGCGTGTAGCCCGTCGAGAGCCACTGCTGGTTGAACAACTGCTCGAGCGGTTCGCCGACGGTGAGCGGGTTTGCCTTGTTCAACATGAACTGCACGGGATCCGCCGCCATGTGCGGCACTTCCAGAAAGTGCTTGTTCGGGTTGATCCGCAGACCACCCCCGAGCTGCACCTCCGTTTTCGCCTTCATGTCGTCCATCCAGGTCGCGCCCTTCTTGTTCGAGCGATTCTCGAACATCGAGTGCCCGGTGAAGTAGTAGTTGAGCGCGTTCCCGTAGCTGTAGGTGATGATGGCCGAAGTGATGAGGTAGCGCCGGGCGAGCGAACGGCGCACCGCGGCGCGCTCCCCGCCCGTCACCGCGTTCGTCCAGGTCGAGACCGTCGACACGAGCCAGTCCGGGGCGAAGGCGAAGGTCTGCGCCCAGCGCCGGCCGTTCTTCGAGAGGATGTCGGCCATGACCCGGCGGCCGACAGGCGTGTCGAATTTGTCGATCATGCGCTCCCAGTTCAGACCACCCTGGATTCCGTTCGCGGCTTCCGCCGCCTGGCGCGCGATTTCCTTCTCCGTGATCTTGCCGCTCGCGATGTCTTTTGCGTTCTTCACGAGCTGGTCCTCGAAGAAGCGCGTCGCGATGTCGAGCTTGAATCCCGTCTGGACGTAGTCCCAGGTCGCGTGCTGAAGCCCGCGGTCGATGCGCCGCGGCACACGCACCAGACCCCCGAGCTTGATCCGGTCAGCCATGCGCTCAACCTTGTCCATGACGCGCCCGAAGCGCTCGCGCCCCATCAAGTCCTCAAGCGGCGCCCCGAGCTTCAACCCGCCTTCCAGGAGCTTGTCGACGGCATCCCCCGGCCCGCCCTCGCGGTACTTCTTGAGCGCCGAGTCGATCGCGCCCTTCGGATTGAGCATCGAACCCTTCGGGAAACTGCCCTCCCACGCGAGGAACAGCGACATCGGGTGAAAGAACGAGTAGGAAACAAGTCCGCGCTTGGAAGCGTAGGCCGCCGACTGGAGCGCAATCCCGATGGCGCCGGGCGTATCCGACTCCAACACCACGCGCACCGCGGGCGCGATGTCCGGGTGAACCGCGTAGCCTTCGAGCTCAGGGTAGCGAATCGGAACGTACCCGCGCGGCGCCTGCTTAACCGGCATCACCATCGGGTCGCCATCCTGGGAGAGCAATTCGTGAAGCGAGGTCATCGCCTTGGAGCGCTCGACCGCCCGCCCCATCGAGCGCGCGTAGGTGGTGAACAGTTCGGAGGCATCGAGGGACGCCGGTTTCAGCCCCATCTGCATCCCCTCGAACACGTCGGAGATTGCGCGCTGGAGCGTGAAGGGCGAGAACGATCCCGAACCGCTCGGGTCGCGAAGCAGGGGCGAAGTTTCCCTGACCGGACCGGCCTCGCGCGCGTCGCGCCACATCTGGATCAGGGCGCGCGTGCGCTTGTCGCTCAAGTCCCAAATCTGCGGGGAGTAGTTCTGGCGAAGCCCGTCCAGGCGCTCGGCGTTCACCGCGTAGTCGCCCATCTGCTTGTAGTTCTGCTGGAGCTTTTGCGCGACTTCCAGTTGCAATCCGGTCAAGCCGCGAAGGTCGCCGCGCACCAGGCGCCGCGTCAGATCCTCGCGCGCCGCCTTCTCCGGGAACGCCTGCTTGATCCGGTGCGACTCTCCGGCCGCCCAGCGGTCGATGCGCGCGACGTTCGTCTGCTCGAGGTCGCGGATCGGGCCGTAGAGGTTCCGGTGCTGCCCCGGCACTCCGAACATCTCCTCGATGACCACCTTCGCGCCCGCCTTCATGTCGCGCGCCGCCTGGCGGATGTTCTCCGGGTTCAACGCGAGGTTCATCCCGAGCGTGCCCGGGCCGAACTTCTCCAAGGCCTGCTCATCGGTCAGGAACTCGTCCTCGCCGATTGTCGAGACTTCGTCAGATACCTCTTTCGCGCGCCGCTGGGCTTCCAGGGCGGCGACGCGGTCCTGGTCGTAGGCGGAATAATGCTTGCGGCGGCCGGCCAGCTCGTCCTGGATCATGTCCCGGAGCGCCTGCACCCCGCCGTCAGCCGCGTCCTCCGGGATGTCGAAGCCGTCGGAGCGTAGGCGAGTCGCCAGATCGTCCAAGCCCGTACCCTTCTTCGTGAACAAGCCCGGCGAAATTCCCTTCTTGCCGGTGCGCCCCTCGCCCGTCAGGTCCAGAATCTCGCGGATGTCGATGCCGCCCTTTCCTTTGATGGCCGTCAAGATGGAGGCGGGCGGGCCTTCCTTGCGCGCGCGGGGCTTGGGTTTCTCCGGCTCTGGCGGAAGTTCTCCGCGAGAAGCGTCGAACTCCCGTTGATTCTGTTCCCACTCACGCTTGGCCGCGAGAAATTCGTCGTCTCCGATCTTGCGCGCCCTATACGCTTGACGGGCCGCATCGAACTTCTCGAACGCGGTTGGCTTTACCTCCGTAGTCATACCCTCGCCGGTAATAGATTCTGGAGGGGGTGCCAACTCCATCTGCCCGCGCGCCGCCGCCTGGTCGGTCGCCCGGTCGCTCCCGGCGAGGGTGAATTCCTCGGCGGGCGGGGCGGACTCGCGTGCCTTCGCCGCCTCGCGCTCGCGGTTCTCGGCGAGCATCCGGGCGCGGAACTGGTCCTCGGACTCGCCTTCGAGCCGGAACTCCTGCTCGGTCTGCGCGGTGCGCTCCTTCAGCCTAGCAAGGCCCTCGGGCGTGCCGGTGGGGACAAGCTCCTTCAGCGGCTCGCGAGCGAGCAGTTGCGCCGCGCTCGGCGCGCCTGGGACATCCGGGCTAGGCTCTTTGGGGAGGTCTGGAAGGTCGGCGAACGGATTGTCGGTCGAGAGCGCGCCCGGTGCCGATTTCGTGCGCGTAACCTTGCCCTCGGGTCGTACGGCGGGCGTTTCCTCGGTGATGGGAAAATCGCGCGCGGGCGGGGCCGCCGTGGGCGCGGGCTGGGCGCTTGGCTCTGCGCTCGGCTCAGGACGAGGGGGCGGACGCTCGGCGCTCCTGGCGCGTCCTCGCAAGGCCTCGGGCAGCACGAACCCGGGCACCAGGTTGACGAGCGTCCTCCAGGCGGTTGCAAGGGCGACGGCGCGCGGGTCGCGTGGCGCCAGTTCGCGCAGCTTCTCCCCGGACCAGTCCCCGAACTCGTCGATGGCCTGGAACGCCTTCTGGACCGAGCCGGCGTAGGCCTTCCCGCGGCCGGTGCGCGGTTCGTAGGTCAGGGACTCGGCGACAGGCTCAACGGCGTCGGGGTCGCCCGTGGCGAGGGCAGTGATGCCGCCAGCGGCCGCCCCGAAGGCGCTGCTCGCGATGTGAGTGGCCGCTTCTGCTTCGGGGAAGGTGGAGAACTTCAGCGCGTCGGTGACGCGATCGGCGACGCCGGGCTGCTTCTTGTCGGGGAGGTCCGCAAACGGGTCTTTCCCCTTGACTGTCGGAAGATCGTCAAACGCCCCCATCGGGCAAGTCCTTCCCGGTCATCTGCCGGTAGCGCTGCTTCACGGCTTCCGGGTCTTTCCCGCCAGCGATCGCGGCGCGGGCCTGATCTGCAAGCTCGTCCTTCTCGGGTGCGCTCGCGCCCCCGCCCGGACGTTGGAAACTCGCAGGGGTGTCGGGTCGATACCATGGCTGTTTCACGCCCGGCTTGAGCATCCCTTCGGCTTCCAGGTCGTCCATCGCCTGATCGACACCCGCCGCGAAGTCCGCCACCTCGTTCGCCTTCACGAGACTCTTGGCGCGCGAGGCGACTTCGGCCGAGAGCGCCACACGACTGTCGTCATCCATCTTCGACACGCGCGGGTCGGACTTGAGGATCTGAAGCGCGGTCATCTTGTCGGTCGAGGAGGGCGAAACCCCTGCGCCGCCGCTCGTGCGTTTCGCGACACGGTCACGCAGCATCGCCTGGTGGTAGAGCATAGTTTCCTGCGCGCGAATCAGGTGGTCGATCGCGTTCCCTTCGGCGGTCAACTGCTTCAGCGCAATATCGCGCTGGTCGGAGATGGAACCGACTCGCACCTTCTGCGCGAGGATCGGGTCGTCGTACTGCGCCGAGATGATTTTCAACTGCTGCTGCATCCCGAGGAGGTCGTTCTCGTAGTTCTTGATCGCGCCCTCGATCGCGCGGCGCTTGGAGGCATTGCGCTCCTTGATCGCCTGGAGATTCTTGTCGTACACGCGCATCGACTCGTTGACCGCCTTCTCGTCGGCGTCCATGTAACCCTTCATGAACCCCGTCATCGCCTGCGCGGCACCGTAGAAAGGCTGGCGCGTTGCGACGCCGACCAACATCGAGGCCACGGCGAGCGCCGACATACCGCGTTCCAGTTCCTTGTTGTCCCCTTTGGGGCGCACGTAGTTCGGAATCTGCTCCTCGCTGACCGCTGCGCTCGGGCGCTGGCCGAGTTTCTTCTCGATTTCTCCGAGCTTCGGCTTGATCGTCTTTCCGCGCTCCTCGATCATCCCAGCCTCTTTCTCTCGTTCGGCGACTTCCTTCTTCCCGAGGTCGCCCACTTCCGTCGCCAGTTCGTCACGACGCTTGGAGCGCGCGCGAATCTGCGGACCGTAGGAGTTGATCGCGGCGTCCGCTGTTGCTTGGTCGATTTCAGCCATGGGTTACGCCGTCATCTGCGCGAGAGAGCGGTTCCACTGCCCGTAGGTCGCCCCGAAATTGAAAAGCTGGTTCCACATCGCCCGGTCGTTCGCCATCTCTTGCTCGATCGCGGCGAGCTGGTACTGATCGGTGACGTTCAACATCGAGGTTCCGAGCTTCAGGTAGTTCTGAAGCGCCTGCGACTTCATCGCGGCGACGTTACCCTGGATCGTTGCGAGCGTGGAATTCGCCGCCGTGCTGGTCGACTGTCCGGAGCGCGCGAAATACTGCTTCGCCTGAGCCGTGGCGCTCGCCTCGTACTGGTCGATAGCGTGAGCGTCGGCAACGGTGAGCTGTCCGCTGTTGTACTGGTTGATGAGTTGATTCCCGGCGTCGCGCTGCGCTTGGCCGATTTGCCCGATACGCTTCGCTGCGGCGCGACCCGCGAGCGCGTTCGATGCAAGACCTGCGGCGCCGAGCGCGAGCGGGCCGTATCGTGCTACAGCGTTCCCGACGCCTCCTGCCGCACTCGGAGCGGCGGCACCACCCGCCTCCGCAGAACCCGGCGGATAGCCAGCGAGACCAGCGGTGTCCGCGGTCTCTTGACCGACTACGTTTTCACCACCGTAGACGACACCGCCAGGAACCTCGCCCGTCGCACCAACGTCTGGACCGCCGACCGCAGCGGCTTCCTCTAGCGCCGTAGGGCCGCCAAGTTGTTCCGGCAACGCCGCAGCCGCTTCTTCCCCACCGTAGGCGGCGGGAGCACCCCATGCTGTTTGTGCAATACCAGTAGGGCCAAGGGCGAAGCCGGCAGTGAGTCCAGCCACGTCGGCGGCAGCAGCACCCCCAGCGTGTTTCGTGAGTCGGTCGCCGGAGAGCGCGTTCTTGGCGACGTTCCCAAGACTCGCCCCGCCCACTTGTACCGCAGCGGGAATTAGGGTAGCGCCCTCTACCGCGTTCCTGATCTTGGTGAATAGGCTCACAATCCAAGGGCCAAGTTGATGAGGTCGTGGTGCTGCTTGTGGTAAAGGAGCCAAGTTTCTGCCGAATCGTCCTCGAAGTCCACTACGGACAGATCGGGAGGTGCGGCGATACCCAAGGCCGTAGCAATCGCGCGGTGCTCGCGGTCGTGCTCGAACGCCCAGGCAGCGTCCATCTCGCCGAACAGCGGGCGGTGGTCAATCACGGTTGAAAGCGCCGACACAATCGACTCGTGCGCGAGGTAGTTCAGATCGCCGAACAGCGCAAGCTGCCCATCGTCGTCCGGGTCGAAAAGGAAAGCAGAGAGGTCCATCAGTTCGGCACGTCCACGCCGGTTTCGCTGAAGGTGAGAGATTCGAGCGTAAAACTATTGCTCAAGTTCATGGGGTGCCAGCCATGTTCTGCCAATTAGTTCCATCACTTTGTAATAGAGCCCAATTACCAGCGGCAGCAGCGAGTATTGGTGTTCCGGCAGCGCCGCCAGCTCGGGGGACGACATTCGACGAAGCAGAAACGACTGTTTGAGCTTGGATCGTTCGTACAACTATTATTTTCCCAGGAACGTTTGCGGCTGCCTCAAGAGTGAGCGTCACTGTTCCAGCACGATTAGCAATAATTGACGTGTCGGTCTGAAGAACGGAGTAAGTCGCCGCTGTTATAGTCGCCGGAATGGATGTACGAAGGACTTGACCGAAAACGGAACCCGTAGCCAGATATGGAAGCGTGACTCCTAAATAAGTGTTGACTCCCCAAGAGACTGTGGTTCCGTTCATGTTGTAACCGCCGTTGCTAAATGCTCCTTCGCTTTGAGCGCTATTCCCATGAACATGAACATTAGCAATGCTTCCCGAGCCAAACGCATTACCTAGAGCTGTTGTTGCCCAACCAAATGCTTTATTTCCAGTAACTATCGCCGTTTTCATGGACTGAAACACGAACGCATTAGCGCCTGCGTTATACGAGGCATTGCCGTCGCATATCAATAATCCAGTTGTTCCTCCACCAGCCCCCTCAAGATCAAAGTCAGCAAATCCTGACCCCGTATTCCCGTTGTTGAATCCGGTGTTGTTCCTATAGATGACCGGGTTCCCGTCAGCTGGTGTATTCCCCCCGAACCTATAACCGTTGTTGACCATGTTGAACATATAATTGTTTTGTACTTCGCCACATGGCGATTCGACACCGTTCAGGCAATTCCATCCGGTATTGCCCATTATTCTTAGAGTGCTTGAGCCTAATGTATCTTGTCCAGAAATTGCGTCATGGTTTGAATCATGAATTTTATTGCCGACGATATCTATAGCAAAATCAGCAGACCCATTGTGGATGATGGCCTCGCCTTTGACCCCACTCACATCTAGATTTTTTGCCCAAGCATTTTGGACGTGAGTCAAAACGATGCCTTTGTTGAAGTTGTTTGTCCCTGCACCGCTTGGTGTTCCAACAAAATCACCAAAAATCCTCCCCGGCCCCTCTATTCCTACCCTGTTAGATTTAGAGGCAATAGTCCCCCCAAATTCAACAATCCCTCGCATAGCCCAATCTGTGGGGAAACTATCCGTGTTATTTATGTTGGTGCTACTTATATTTCCATCGAGATGTATCTGAACGTCGTTGACGTTGATTGCCGAGAGTCTGCGAGTGCTCAATAATAGTGTTGCTCCACGCTCTATCCATAATTCTGTGTTGGAAACGAAGGTAAGATTGGCCGAAGAAACAAGATAAGTGGGGTTTCCTGCGCCTGGAATTACAATCTTTCCGCCGCCATTCAACGCCGCTTGTATCGCCGTCCAATCATCGGTTACTCCGTCGCCCTTGGCTCCGAAGTCCTTGACGGAGACGATGTCGCCAAGTTTCGCAGACAACAAGCGCCCGACGGCTCCTGTAGCAGAGGACTTGTAGCCAATTAGAGCCGTACCAGAGAAAGCGTCCGTCAAGCTGCCGAGGAACGAAAAATTCTGGTCGAGCGCCGTCAAGCTCCACGGCGGGGACTTATCAGTGAAGGTGTTGAAGGCCATTTACGAAACTCCTGAAGCGTTCCACTTCGCGCGCTCCTCGTACTGACCGAGGATGCCGTTGACGGTGAAGCCGCGCGTGGACCCGGTAAGCGTGTATCCGACGTAGCGGCCCTTGGTCGATGCGTCCGCCTGCAAGATGTTGAAGCCCGGAAGCATGAAGTCGCCCACGATTCCAAGTGCGTTGACCCAATCCCCGAGCACTCCGGCAGCGTTTGTCCACTGCCCGGTGATCGAACTGAGGACTACCGGAGGGATGAGGATGCCACGCTCGTTCTCCAGGTTCACGTTGATGACAACTGGAATATCCGTGTTCGCGTCTGGCAACTTGACCAGTGAATTGTCCAGTGGCGACATCTCTACCGCGCACTTCAAAACCTGCTTGTCGCTCACCGGGGTCTTTGCCGGCCACAGCGCGGTCGTGATCTTCCACGAAATCGTCGATGTGTTCGTGAGTTCTCCGAACACCTGGTAGATGGTCGTGCCGTCGGAGGCGTAGATGCGCTGATCCCCAGCGACGGTTGTACCGACTAGCCTCGTAGGAGTTCCTTGCGTCACGAAGAACCATCGCCCAGCGTAGAGCAGGATGATGAGCGTTCGAGTTCCGCTCACGCTACCGTCCGGGTACGACACAAGAAACGCCGGGCACAGCGAACCGTAGAGCTTGCAAACCCCCGCACCCAAGAGTGATCCGCTATCCGTGACGGCCTTCATCAGCAAGTCGAGCTTGTCGCTGATCTTGCGGGTCGTAGAGCCGAGGAGCGAGTACATGCCGAAGCGTGCCGACCAAAGCAGCGACTTCCCGAAGGGTATAATCGGGTTCTTCTGCGTGAACTGCGAGCCGATTTGAGGGGAGATGTTCACGCGCGAGAACGCGGTAATCGGAGGCGAACCAGCAATCACGCGAACGTCGCTCAAGGTGTCGACTGACGTGTTCCCCACGATGTACAGGAAGCCGTTCGCGGCGAGGAGTTGAGTGACGCTGCCCTCCAGCGTCTCGTCGTCTATGACGAAACTTCCGCCTGCGGTCGCGGCGCTAAAGTCAAACCAGGAGTCAGGTGCCGAGTAGCTGACGGTACGATTGTTCGCGACCCACACGCGGCCGGCGAACGTCGCTACCGCCTGCGCTGCTGCAAATGACCTGACGCTAGGGACTGGGCCGAGCTGTATGCTCGAGGTCGCCGTCGCGGTCGCACTGAATCCGCCTCCCGTGAACACCACGGTCGGTGCCGAGATGTACGGAACGGTGCCGGTGGTCAACACGGAAACATCGGACACGTTCCACAGCGGCGTGATCGTGGCGTTCGTTCCGGTCCCGCCCGTAGTTGCCGCTGGCGAAGCGGTGAGCACGGTGTAGTGGCCCGAGTTGTAGATCGAAACGGTAGCAACCGCGCCGCCACCGCCCAGCGTTTCGACGCGGACCTGAGCGGCTGTGTCGCGCGTACCCCCGACGAGCGTGAGGATGTCCCCTACGGTATAGCCAGCGCCGCCGGCCGCGACAGCCTGGGCGCCGTTCAGTTGCATGTTGGCTGACCCGGTAGCGCCAAGCCCACCGCCGCCCGTAGTCGTCACGGTCGGAATGGACGTGTAACCCGCGCCACCGGAGGTGAGGTTGTACTGAATGACCGCGCCGTTGCTCGTCGCGAAAAACGTGTCCCAGCTCCGGTAGTTGTTCTTGTCGACGATGATGACTCGCTCGTTCTTCCACTGTGCCATCGCGACGGTAGCAACGTCGAACGTGCCCGGCGGGAACACGCCAGCAAAACCGGCTGTTCCTAGAAGGATGTACGACATAGACCCGTCAGTCTTGATGACGAACAGGTAGTCTTGGTTCGTGAACGGAGTGAGCGCGTTCGTCAGGTTCGCGTAGAACATGAACGCCGCGTTCGGAACGGGATAGGACGTTGTGAGACTGGACCCGGCCGCCGGAACGACCGGCATGTTCGCGTACCCGAGGGGCACCACGTTCTCAAGCCAGCCGAATTCCTCTTTCCCGATTTGCGTTCGGTGCGCCGACAGGTTCACGCCACCGAATTCCTTGATGACGATGTCCTGCTTCGTGTCCTCGTACTGGGCGATCGCTTTCGAGCTCACGGTCTAGGCCTTGTAGGGGTTTATCAACCGGCGCGTGAACGAGCTGTTGATCGCGGCGAGGCCTTGCTTGCGATACTGCGCCTCGAAGGCATCCGCCTCGCCCCAGGACTGCTCTTTCAGCTTCAGGAGGTAGGCCGCGTAGAAAGCGATCATCTCCACGAACGGCTCGGGGATTACTTCGATGGTGGTCGCGTCGACGATGTCAGGCGGGATGCGCACCGCGTCGAAATCGAAGGCGTAGGTCTGATCGAGCTTTGGGGCGACGAACGCGGAGTTATTCGAGTAGGTCGTGAAAACCTGCGG